TATTTGTTTCGTATGGACTTACTGATGCATTTGCTGTTCCGCTGCCAAGTGCGTAAGCACCTGCTCCAACAGTACCAGTCGCAGCCATTAACTTTCTAAAATCGATAAAGTTCGCTTTGAACGTACTAAGTTTACCGCTACCGAACATATTTTCTGGATCGCCAGCTTTGTAAACAGAATATGCGGTATCTACAGCTGATTTCGACGTTCCCTTCTTTCCCTTGAGACCAGAGAATAGCCCTAATTCCGGATCGAACTCTGGAGCCTTTCCGCCGACCTTAAAAATATTCCTTTTAGCATCATCATTCGCTCTCCAGAATGACTTCAACCATTTAGAAGAAAGATCTCCGAAATTTTCAGCAGGGAGATAATCATCTCCATAGATTGAAAACTGATTACGAGATTTACTAAAAATTCCTCGCATCATCTTCGCTTCGATCATTTCAGGCTTAATATTTTCAGCTGCTCTGCTTCCAGGAGTTCCGACCTGAAAATGGTGAAGACTTGGATCGTCCCATATATGAAACTTTTTCGTTTCTGCGTTGTAAAGAAACTTCACGAAAGTCGATGTAGCCTTCTTTTGGAAGTCCTTCATCTCTTTAAGAAATGATTTAGGAAGATCTTCACCTGCAGGAACCTCGTAGATCTTCTGCATTACGTCTTCATATTCTTTTCCTTTTAACTTTTGAAATGGGACTGTATAGACTTCTCCGAGCGTATCTACTGCAGATTTTGGTGCTCCCTTCTTCCCTTTAAGACCTGAAAACATCCACGTGTCTTTTACATTTTCTCCGAATGGAGCAGTGATTTCGAGAGCATCATGACCTAATGATTTTATCTTGTCAGCGAGGAGGTTCCATTCTTCATTCGTTGCGTCAGAAAAATCAATATCTCCAACGTATTTGTCAAAAGCATCCTGAATTTCCATTTTAAGAGGATTTTTAGGGCGCTTTATTAACGATAATTTATCTCCGTAAGTAAGAGCGTTTTCAATACTATCAGTAGCCCAAACCCCTCTACCAGTCCCTAATACTCCTCCAGTCTCTGCGCGAGTTAACCATTCTCCCGATTTAAGTGCTGCGTCTACAGCTGACTTAGTTAACCCCTCCTTACCTTTGAGACCAGAATAAAGCCCTTTCTCCGCAAGGAAGGTCTCAGTAGCTTTAATTCCAGATTTCGATAATGGCCCTTTCAACCCTCCAATAGGCATAAAGTCGAATGGATTACCTGGAACTGACGTAGCATATTCTAATGTATCTAAAGACCTATTTAATGCGTTAAAAATAGGCTTTGGAAGAATTTTCTCAGCAGCACTATTAAATTTCGACGTCGACTCCTGATACTGGCGTCCCAGAATACTCGCACCCGCAACAATCTCGTTATTTAATTTTTCGTTCGCTCCCGCTGACATCGGAAAATTGTCACTAATATACGAAATATAATCTTTTGTTTTATTGAAAGCAGTCTTTATTGACTCAGGAAATTTTCCGGCAGTAGCAGTTAATTGATTTGGTATTTTTGTGACAGGAAGAGACGATGCGAACTGAGTTTCCGGAAGACCAAGATCAAGAGGTCCAGAAGTAGCAAGAGTATCAATAAATATAGGCTTTTTTTTCGGAGCGTTTGGAGGAGGAATAGTTTTATTCTTAGGTTTTTGAAGAATATCTACAAACGATCCAAGGTCAATCTGTGAACTCTGGGTAGTTGATTGAGTCGGAGTAGTTACAGGTTTTTCCCGGGTAGATCCATAGACAGGACCAACTGTATTGTACGCAAGAGTTTCAGTTCCTCTTCCGCCTGCAGACATAATCCACCGTTCGACGATTCCTCCGAACTTGTCTACGAAATTTGCAAACGTCTTTACACTACTCCCGTACATTATAGACGCTGTTTGAAGGATTTCCTCCGGTGGTTTCTTCTTCTTATCAAAAACTGTAAAGATACTCTCGAAAATTCCCTTTCCTGAATCCAAACTCTCTTTAACTCGTTTTATACCCTCTTGAATCTCGCCTGTAACCTCCTTATAAAGATCCCTATTCTCAATAAGTTGTCCAATATAATCTGTTTTTCCGAACTTACGCTCGAGCTTTGACATCGTTCCAAGAACTCGATCAGCAAATGTATCAGCAAGCTGGATCGCCTTCTCTTTCCACGCATCAAGCATATCAAGCATTTTCTGCTTATTTTCGTCGGAAGCGACAGCGAGGATATTTAATTTCATCTCGCTATACTGACGATTAATCGCCATTAGACTCTTGTCCATCTCGCTCCAACCGTCTGTTGCAGCGGTAACATCGTCTAATTGATTGCGTAGCGTTTTAAGGAGGGAAATATTTGACGAGACGATATCAATTGATGATGACCACTTCTTTAGATATCGGTCTGCTTCAGCAGAGTCAGTCGCTTCTGCCAAGATCTTCTTCATTGTCTCAACATCAGGAACAACACCCTTTTGTTGAGCTACCGAAAATGCCTCGAAATTCTTCTTAAATAACTGGGCAACTTCGTCTATATACTTTTCTTGCTCGTCGCGCGCCTTCTTAGATACACCTACCCAAAAATCGGTTATTTCAGCTTGTTTCGCCTTTTTAAGTTCTGGAATGACAGACGACGCTAATGGGTACTCTTTAGCGAGCTTTGCAGCATCCCTAATTTTTTCGTCCCATTTGACGATAATCTCCATTTCCTTTTGCAAGGTTTCGGCAATACCTGATCTTGTCGGAGATTTCGCAATGAGATCGTAGAAGCTCTGCAGCTTCTCCTTCATTTCTACAGTAGCTGCTGCATTTTCGTTTGCAGCGCCAGTAATATCCTCTAAAGTCAGAGTCTCTTCAGCTATTGCAGGAGCGACCTGGTCGTATGCGTTAAGAACGGAAGGAGGTAGAGTAGCGCGAGCTCCAAGTCCTTTAAGAGTTGATGGATTAAATACTGCTACACCACCAATATCGACCGGACTTTCCCCACCAGTTTGAGCTGCCTTTGCTTTTTCGCGTTGTCTTCTCTCATATAAAATAGCTGCAGTTGCAGCACCTCCAATACCTCCGAATACAGGCCCAAAAGGTCCTGTAACAAGAGAGGTCGCAGCGCCTACTCGCACTCCAGCGTATGCGCCTAATAAAACTTGAAACCCTTCTGACCCCAAGAAATCTGATATTTTAGTAACAAACGGAACTATATCTGCGAAGATATTCTTGACCGTTACAAGAGTACCCTTGAAAGTATCCCAATACTCGTTTATTTTCTCTTGACCTTCTGCTGTCTTGAGATACTCAGCAAATTTGCTCACCATCGGAGTGATATCGGTCTGTAAAATCTCCTTTAATGTTGGTAGAATTGCACCGCCAAGAGTTTTCTGAACCTTACCCCACGCATCCTCAAGCATCGACAGTTGACCTTCCCACGAGTTCTTCAACTTCTCTGTCATGCCGGATACTTTTCCGGTCTCGCTGGTAAATGCTTCGTACATAATCTTACGAAACTTCGGCAGCGATAACGTCGTAATATCATCAATACCGTACTTTAACTTTGCAAAATCTTTTATGACGTTTAAAACGCCTCGCTCTCTAAAGACATCAGCAGCTCCAACACCGCCAGCGTACGCCCTACCCATCGCACTAACAGCCTCTGGCAGGTCGATTCCCATAAATGCAGCCACATCGCCTAATGGCTTCATCCACGCAGTCATTTTAGCGCCAAAAGACTCCAACGAAATACCAGCACCAACTACAGCCTTTTCCGTGTACGGAGTTACTTCAGCAAATTTTTCGAGAAATTTGAATGCAGAGCTTGCTTTGTCGGCGGATTTGTAGATTGCTTCCAAGCGCATTCGAGCAACTTCTACGCCAGATGCTGCATCTACAAATCCTTTTGCGAGTTTGAAAATAGAATAGAATCCCGAACTTACTCCTACAAGTCCGAGAACACGGTTAAAACCACCGAGTCCGGTGGTCCCACCAATGATAGATCGGGTAAGATTCTTAAAGCCTCCCTCCATGCTGGAAGTAGCACGTTTCGTGCTACTTTCTACAGCATCGAGTTCGGCCTTGTATTTCTTTCCGTCGAGGGTTAACTCAACAAAAGCTGTTCCAACGTTTCCTGACATGTATATCGTTCCTTACTCTTACCGCTTTTCGCGCTCGATTGCATAAATATGATCAGCAAGCATATTCACACGTTGGAAAACGGTGTTGCCATCTTCTACTCCGAACCGATCAATAGCTTCCCAAACAGCAAGATGATTTAACCCGATAATTTCTCCACTCATCCCAGAAACAAGAACCTGGTCTTTTACCATTCCATAAATTTCAAGGACTACTTCATTCTCAGAAAACAAAGTTGGGCGACATTTAGAACAGTCAGGGTCTTTTCCTCTCTTTAACCTATGGATCCCCCTGCAGGAGACGCAGTTGTGCTTTTCGAGGATCCACTCGGCGAAGTCGAGGAGTTTTTTTCCTTTTCCGCCATCAAGTTTGCTTCAGCTTTCGTCAATTCGTCGACTTTATCGACAATAAACTTAAAAAACCTCGGAGACACATCCATCAGCGTCTTTTTCATCTCATCCGTACACGGAATTGGATTGCCTTCTGAATCGAGAACACCTTTCCAGTCGACAATACAATAACAGTACATCAACGACGCAGTTCCGACTTCATCGACGTCAGCATATTCGTAAACACGCCCATCAATGAACTCTCTTTTTTTCGCGACGAACTGCTGCCTGATCTGAGAGACGATCTGCGGGCTACAAGTACGGAGAGTAATCTCAGCGTCTCCGTCCTCTCCATGGAGGATACATTTCGTACCAGGATTCGGATTTTTTAGATCAATCTTCATAAATAAAACTCCTCTTCTTCAATTGGTTAACGGTTGACTACTTCAGGACCATAACGCCTGATACCTTGCCGGTGAAATCGATCTGCACCATTCCCGCTTTGTCAGCACTGACATTGTAGGAAGTGATGTTGACATACGACTTGATGGTATCCCATCCGGTCGTATTTGACGGAGAAAAATACCCGCTGGTCTGGCACGGCTCATACCACGATGTTGAATCGACATACAGGTACAGGTTCGTGAGCTCTGAATTCTGCATGTTTGCCAACATCATTGCAACCTGCCCGGTGGTGTCAGTCGGGTCGAACAACCCGGAAAAGGAAATCGTTCCGCCGTCTTTCGCGCCGAACTTGAACCCTTTCCAGTTGTCGGTAAAAGCGGTGGTCTCAATCTGATCCGCAGTGATACCATCGAGTTTCCAGGTACCCATACCAACCATCTTGGTCGACCCAATTTTGATACAACAGTCCTTGCCTATTTTATAATTCGCCATACTCGTTCCTCCTTACAATTAACAGTTAGTTTATTCGGCTCGCTCTTAGATGGCCATCACGCAATCTTTGATTAGCCTACATTATTATGTCTATATGGTGAACTTATATAGACCATAATTCCACTAAATCATTTTCTTCTAATAACAAGATCTCCACCATCATCATCTGGGTCAGCCCACGCAAACCGATTCGTGAGCTTAAAAACTTCATAAGCACCCCTATTCACAACGAAATCTGTTATATGCCCAATTTCAAGGGATGTATCAAGGTAAATAGGTATTCCAGCTTCTCTAAGTGAATGGCAAAATGCAATATCTTCACCGATCGGTTTCTTCTTTTCGTCTTCTCCAAGCCAAAACCACGGAGGTTCTACTTCAGCAAATATTGTGATATCATACATAACACATGCTGCTCCGGTAGCATCAACATTAATAAGATTTCCTGAGTAAATCTCTTCGTCAGAAACATGTTTATACCTACCAGGTTTCCCTCTAAACGCAATTACATCGAACGGTGGATATCTCCGATGGACAGCACCGCCTACAACACGCAGTCCATTGTCCATATGTTTCCACATCTTTTGTATCGTCTCTTCTGGGTAAATCTGATCAGTATCCATCATTAAAACGTGCGTACAACCGCCATCAATCGCGTTCTGAACAAGGTAATTTCTTACTTCATCAATATTCGCATTGTTAATGGGAAAATCAGGAGCAACAAGGACATACCGCTCCGGCTTATCGATTGTTAGAAACGATAGGAAGAAGTTTTTATAGACCTTGCTATCCGTGATTGGAAAGACGATCCCAAGTTTCCGGTCAGGAAATTCCCAGTTATTAGTCGCTCTTTGAAAGAACTTTATGCGGTCAAGGTACCTTGATTTGTGGTTATAAACGCTATCGTAAAACTTATCCTGGAGATTGAGGTCAGGACAAAACAGTGGATGCAGATGTTTCACAACAGCTTCTGGACAGTGGACGTATTTCTTTAACTCACTTGAACGGATAAATAGCTCATTATCACAGAAGAGATGTTTATACCCGGTATAGAAGAAGTCACCACCGATAAGCGGGAGCATCCGCTTATCTGCAACCCAATGCGTTGGTAATATCCTCTTTGTTTCGTCATTAAGCCCAACAACTCCCCACTCGTCTGGCAGCGATTTCATCGCTTCAAGTGCCATCTGAAGATATCCTGGCTGCGGTATAGTGTCATCGCCGAGAAAACAAACTAACGGTGCGTTTGTCTTCTCAACAAGTTTCTTCACCATCTTCGGACAGCCAATTCCATCAACATCTCGCTCGACAATAAACTCAACCTCTCCATCTTCAAGACCATGATTTGCTTTTGCCGCTTCTAAACATTCGTTTATGCGGTCCTCCCGTACTACAGGAATGATAACTGAAACCTTTAGTTCGCTCATACTGATCTCCTCTTCTTTAGTCGATCCACCCTAATTGTTTGTACTTCTCTATATTATCTATAATGCATTTCGGAAACGTTCCGTCCACTGAAATGTGGTCTAACCGCTCATCCGAAAATAAATCCTCTCCTCGGTCAAGTTTCTTTTGAATAAATTCTGGGTTGATATATTTTCCTGTACTGTATTCAACGTGAGAAAACGATAAGAGCTTTTTTATAATCCCATCAATATCGTTAAAATAGCTAAAATGCCATCCTGCATCTCTTATTTTATTGAATTTATTGTAGTTCATTCGATATACTGAAGGCGGATAAATTTTTAACATTCTTGCCGGGGATATATATGCTCGATTCCACTTATTTCGCTTTGCAAATCTGTAATTTAATTTGTAGAAAAACAGATCCATCAATAAATGGTATTTACGATCGATATTAAGATTTTGTTCTATCGTCTCTGCGCGAGGAATTTCATCTACATCTGATTGTATGATAAGGTCGTCATTCTCACAATTTCCTTGCTGAAGTCCCAAAATCACACCGTCTCTTTGTAGAGACTCATAATGCCATGGGTTATTTCTATTGAATCCTTCGACAGTATCAATAAATGAATTCGGGATGGCGATATGGATTATTTTATCCTTAAAACGACCATAGTTGGCTTTAAACTGGTCGAAATATAACGGCTTTCTATTACCCCTGAATGTAAATTCAGCCTCAACTAAAACGAACTTATCGACGACGGAATTTAGTTCGTTTAGTCGCAGGTCAAGAAGGTCAAATTCGTTGTAAAACGTAAAACAATCGAAGACTTTGCGCATACTTCCCTCACTTAATAGCCCATAAATCGCCAACTGTATGAATTACGGTGTTTGTTTTGTCTGATTGATCGCGGTTTTCACCGCCGAATTTCGCCTTAATACCGTATAAATCTCGATATTCGTCATTCATATAATAGAGCCAACTATTAATATTCCAGAATGAATTTCCAGACCACACAGCTCGTCCATTTCTTCTAACGAAGATCGTATGATATTTTTTTACCCCCAAAGAAACGACATTTCCATCGTACCTAACTTTTTTAGTTTGAGCATATAAACACTCTCTTTTAGAAATATATACTAAGTGAATATCGCGACAAAAATATTCTTTCCCAAAAATCTTTGCATAATATCCTCTTTTTTCAACAGACTGAGTTGCTCGATACCCACATAATTGCGCTACTTCTGCAATATCATCAGCAAGTTTTTTGCTTACGCTCGCGTAGCTCCATCCACTTTTTCCATTTTTACTTCCATCTCCCAACAAAGCTGCATCTAATAAGTATTTTAAGAGTATTGGATTTTGTTGTTTGATCCACGTAGGAATAAATTTAGTGTACGAATTCCCTAAATTTTGCAGGAATAAAGCTAAACCTTTATTACAAAAAGCTATTGCATTCCCATTGCTCCCCCAAAAAGGAGTTTCCCCTAAATTAACTAACGTATCCCAGATTAGTTTGCATTTTTCTTTATTTACTCTTTTTGACTGATAAATATCAATTCGATATGTATTATGTCTCGATTTTAAACTATTCGACTCAATATGAATTCCTCCCTCGGAAATAAACCAACCCATTAGCTGCATAAACGGAACTGAAGGATACCTCAATTTACATTTCCAACCCATTCCATTATAGTAGTTAGGAATTTCTATTTCGTCGGTAACTCGACTTGGATTTTTCAACAAAACCTTTTGATAAAATATATTTGATTTATTACTCAGTCCATAAAATTCTTCTGCTACTCTTAATCTCCATTTTCCGCCAACTCCACTTGGCTTACTAAGCATCTTATGATTAGGAGTAACCAATAAGTCCATACAATCGGTTTTAAAGTGAATCATATTTCCATTAAATTTGTATTCATGTTTTTGAATTACTTTCTGATATGTAGACAAAAGAGTAGCAGGATCGATTGTAAGAACATCTTCTCCAATATTTGTGTTTGATATTAATTTCCAGCCGTCCTTCGTTAAAACTTCGGTGTCTGTAGAATAACATCGATGGGTAGGATCCTGGAACGCCCCTCTGCCGTCGGTGGAAGGCGTTCGGTGTTTTAACAGCCCTTTCGGAAGCAATACGCGCCAAATCTCAGATACGACAAAAATTGTCTTGCCGATTGGAATATGTTCAAGGAAGTCGTATGCAATAACTGTCTTGAACGTATTATCTGGGAATGGGAGCCCTTGGGTGGCGTCGCAAACTATATCTGGGCTCACTTCTACACGGTTATCTAAATTTATTGCGAAAGATAGTTTGCGAGGACCACACCCAAGGTTTAAGTAATCACCCTTCATACTTACTTTTTCTTTGCTATTACGACTGAATCGTACCAGGGATTATTATTGTTTTTGTATGCGTCAACAATCTCAAAACCCGCCTTCTTAACTGCCTTAGAGAGAGTATCTCCGGGATAACACTTATCTCCCCACGATGGAGAAATAATGCACGCATACCCACCTTTTGTGCAAACACGAAACATCTCGTCAAGTATCTTACCAGGAAATTCAGAGTGTTCAATTGTCTGCCCTGCAATAACGAAGTCAAAACTCTCTTTTCCAAATATCCATGAATACGGACGTTCGAGCCAAACATCAACATTTCCTCCATAAACGATATCAGCACCTACGTACTCAAACGATTCTGGAGGAAAAATTTGCTTGTACGTTCCGTTAATATCAAGACTCCCAACGTCGAGAATCCTCAGTTTTTTAGATGATTTGAGAGCAATTTTTTCGCAATACTTCTCTGCGAACTCTTTCATACTGTTATAACTTGAATCGTGCATAATCAGTCCTCCTATTTATATAATACGCATCTATATTGAACGGAATACTGCCAAATACCATTCTGGTCTGGCGGAAATTCCTGCGTCAAATCAAATTCAAATTGGTAGTGGTCGTAACCAGTTACGGTCAATTTAACATTATCAAATAACGTTCTTAAATACCCATACGCAGTATCAAGATTATTTGCAGAAGTTTCGTCAGAGAAAAGATTAAACTGCACAATCACGTTCTCAAAGCACTTACAATCAAAGAGATAATCTGGCGTGGTTGTAGGGAAAATAAAAACGCAATACGTTCCAGTCGTCCCTTGTGGTGCTTCTCCATAATAAAACTTCGATGCTATCGCCGTAGTAAAGCCGCTTGTGGAAGATGTCACTGTAACGAACGTAAAAAGTGATTGTCTAAGCGCTAACATTTATTTTACTCCTCCGTAAGCACTACCAACAGCAGATTGAGAAACGATTTTGTCAATTCTCGATCTTAGTTTTTCGTACGCAGGTCGCATAAAAGGTCTTGCTTGAATGTTCTTCGTACCAAACTCCAGATGAGAATTCGAAACTAAGACTCCATTAGCGTAGTAGGAATGGACACCATCGATTGATAAATCGTAAACCTTACGTTTCATTACTTTCCTTCCCCAAGAATCTACTAACGAATATGTCCATTTTCGTATTCCTAAAATTTTTGCGGTCTTGAATATCTCAGGATTAGTAAAACTATCTGTACCAGGATTGCACGATATATAATACGACCTTGGAATAGGATTCGAAATTAGTTTCGGAGACCATTTTTTATCGTAAAAATGAATATGAAGAATTTTAAGATCAGAAGAATATTTTAAAATTTTCGAGTCTCTTTCGATATCCGAAGTTTGAGACCTGTGCCAGTATCCTCCATCAGATTCAATTATTAAGTTCTCATCAGGTAAGTAAAAATCAACGTAATACCTTCCAATCTTATACTGACGAAAATATTTACCTAATTTTCCTCGTTCGCATAACCATTTCTCGACTTGCTTTTCTGGAAATGACGAACCGCGTTTATATAATTTCGATTTACATGGATGAAGATTTGGATTAATATTTATACGAGAAATTGCAGCTTCTGACATTTTTTTCTTAGTGTCGTTGGAATGATTATAGTTCCGTTTTTTTCCTTTAAGATATTTTCCCCTGCACGTATTATTACAAAATTGTCTTACTCCTCCAGGTCGATTTTTCGTTACATACAAGAAGTCAGAAATTTCTTTAGAACAAAAAAGACATTTCCCTACAACAATATTTCCAGTTCCTTTATTGACAGAAACCTTTTTTCTCGTATAAACTAAGTCAGTAGTTAGTAGGTTTTTTGCTTTAACCCATTTATTTCTTCCGTCTCGAGAAACTAATATTTTATGATCTTCTGTTACAATAAGAGTGTGGCGTCTTCCTTTTCTCCATTCGACCGAGATTGTAACGAGATTAGGAACGTCAACAACCGGACGAGAAAATACACCAGTGACTTTGTGATAATCCCCAGTTTGCGTAAGAACTTTATCACCGACTTTAACATCACTAATTCGCACTGATCCTCTATTAGTACAAATTGAAGTAAAAGGATTAAAAATACAAGCATACTTGAGGTTAGTTCCTACGACGACAACAAACTTATCGGTTCCAGCTAATGGCGCTTTGATGCTATCTTGTGGAGAGGAATTTTTTACCGGCGATTTTATTTCCGCACTCGAAAATCCGCTACCAGTCCAATTTGTCGTAATTGAAGCTCTTAGACGCCCGGTATCAATTGCAGGTGGCATTCCTGGAGGAGAAGGATAATGGTACTTTTTCTTCTTTCCCTTTTGTCGTAGCACTCTTCTTGCAGCAGTCCGAGTTACGACATTAGAATACGCTCCGTATCCACGCATTGATCGTTTAATTTCTCCTTCAAGCGCAATCCCGACAGCAATCAATCGCTTCTTTGCAACGTCTTCGTATTCTTTTAATTTTTTCTTATCCCACTTAACCTTTGCCACTTTTACACCAAAAAGTGGGAGGGAAGCAAATTCCCTCCCACTCTTATTTATACTTGTTGTTTGTATGTTAATTACGCGTAGAGCTCAAACGCCCTAATCCAGTCGACAGTCAACGCGCACGCATTTCCCTCTCCTGTTAAAACAGCGATAGTCGGAGTTAAATACTCATCATCGCACAGGTTTGTTTCAGCAGGGCGAGTCATTGCAGTTCCATCAACATACCAGTTGATGTGAGAGCCATCGTAATAGAATTCGACAATATGATACGACGTATCGCACGTATATGCAGCAGACGACGTTTCTGTCGAATCTTTTTCAAGTTCAAAAGTTACGGCAGTAGTTCCATCAACTTTACGGAAGTAAATTCCGTCCGAAAGTGCTGCAATTGCAGTTGTATCAGTAATTGCCAATCCAACTAAGAAGTCAGATTGAGTTTCATCATTAATCTTAAATCTGCAACCGAAATACAGGGGAGTCCCGGATACGATTTTGAACGATTCACCACGTAATTGAATCTGAACTCCATCATTTTCAGACGCACCTGACGTTAGAAGAAGTTCACCATAGTCAGAACCTGCTGGAAATGTAATCGGGCTCGTACCAACAGCAGTCGCAACCCACGCAGTAGGAATATTCGTGGTGTCATCAGCAGGTGTTGATGAAAAATGTTCATTCAGTTTTATAATATTCGATCCGAAAGCCTCAACAATACGAAACGGATATGTATCGTAAAAAACAAGGTTTCCATTTATCCATTTTGATTTAGTTTTTGCCATAGTCTTTTTCTCCCCGTCTCAATGAGACGAATAGTTGTTAATTACCCGAGGACCTATTTATCAATCTGAGGACCTTTAACCATTTTGTCTTTAACTGCACTGCGAAGTACTTTAGCTTGACCAGGATGTTGGGAATCAGAGGTGTCGGAATCGCTCTTTTTTTTTAATTTATCATTTGTATGATCAGCGCCGTTTACGACTGATTCCGCAGCACCCCTGGCAAGCAAACTCTCCGCAACTCTTGGAACGAGGTCTAAAACAGATCCTTCAGAGTGCCCTAACCATTCACCTGTTAAGCGTACCTTCATAAAAAAAGCTCCTCTTGCTATTTCGTAAAGGTTAACGTTTATGAAAGTGCCTGAATGTTTGCAAGGTACCTGGATCCGGAGCAGATCGCAACGCAGCTAATCAGCGTTGCAGCCGATGCTGGGGTCACGATTACCCGGACGAAAGGATATCCTGCGGTCAACTCTGACGAATCAATCTCAACAACAACAGTTTTGTTGTCGTATGATGCATTCGCAAGGGTAAGCCCACCTGATGTCGCAGCAGTAATAGCACCAATCGTATCCGTATCAATTGCAGCATAAACCCTGTAATTGAACGCACGAGCAGTATTCCCGGTCCCTGCAGCTGCAGAACATTCCTCAATCGTCAGCGTTGCATCTCCAGCAATATTCCCGATCTGGAGGATGAACATAACATGGTCGTAAATCCCCATGTTAATTTCAGTTCCGGTTTTTGTTGCTCCATTCGCGTCAACAGGAGCGAGTACTGGAACAACCCTCACTATATTTGAAAGTACTTGACCCATATCTAAATCCTCCTTAGTAATGTAATTATTCGTTAAAATTTTTACAGAAACTTTTCGGACGGAACTAAAAGAAGAGGAGCAAGAAAACGTCCCGCCCGAAAAGCCCTGTCACGCTTATGACCGTGTTTCAATACAGATGAACGGGCTCACAGTGTCGCTGGAATAGCGAGGAATCTGTGCAGCTGCCCACCAGGGCTGACCGTCAACACGGAACACGAATCGGAAACATGTCTGATCCGCGTCGAACTTCAGGTGAATACTTGACGCAAACTGCAGTCCAGAACCGGAACCTGCCTTCTGACCGATCAGGTACTGGCTCCAGTCACAAAGGAAGATGTCTCCCTTTGTTCCTTTTGCT